TCAGCGTGCCAGCTTATCGTTAAGCATCAGCACCTGTTCGCCATTCATTTCTTCAATCCACGCACCGTAGACTTCATAAACCATTTGCGCGTTTTCATGCCCCATCTGGCTGGCTATGAAAGACGGGTTAGCGCCGGCAGATAAAAGCCAGCAGGCAAAAGTATGCCGCGTATGGTACGGATTCCGGCGGCGAATACCAGCACGTTTTACAGCTGCGTTGAATCTCGCACCTATGCTCGATAAAGAGTAGTAGGCTTTCTGTTCTCCCTTGCGCATCCGGGGTATGAAAACGAATCGCAGACTTTGATGTTCCACTGCGCCATACTCGCGATGATTAAAGACAATTTCGGTTTTAGGCTGCAGCGCCGTCAGCTTGCGCTGTGCTTTCAAGGCTTCAAGTGCCGGCTCTAAAAGGGTGATAACCCGGTTACCTGCTTCGGTTTTTGGTGGGCCGAACATGCCCAACGCATTAAGATTGCGCTTTATATGGGCTGTACCTTTTTCCCAGTCAATATCTTCCCAGGCAAGAGCTGCGAGCTCTCCATGACGGACGCCAGTATATACTGCGAACGTCCACATATTCAGGCTTTGGCCATGCTCGGATTCCGCAAGCAAACTAAACTCCTGCTTCGTTAAAGGGTCCGGTTTTACTTTCCCTTTGTGTAGTTTCTTGATCCCCTCAAAGGGCTTGCTACTTATAAAGCCTGATTTGTGTGCAAACCGAAGAAGTGAGCACAGAAGCGATATATAGTTGTTCACTGTACGCACAGTGCGTCCCTGTTTGTTGCTTCTGGGATTTGCCAGGTAAAGTGTCTCACCGTTCAAAAGTTCCTTTCTGTATTTCAGAATGTCGCTGTGGCGTATAGTTGAAACCGGCGTGTGTTCGTTAATGATGTGCATTAACGTACCGAGTTGTGAGCGCGTCTTACGCATCGTGTTCGCGCTAATTTCTGTTTCTTTAATGTTCGTCCACAGTTCACACAGCTCTGAAAAGGTTTGAACTGAAACAGTGGTTACGGTTTTTTTTGCTTTGGAAGATGAAGGAAAGCGCTGGTGGTAATCAAACTCTCCAAGGTTGATCTCGCTAACGATCACAGCCCGAAGATTCCCGGCTTTTTTGATGTTCGCCGGGGTGTTAATCCAACCTTTTAGAATTTCGCGGCAACGCTTTCCCCGGTACATAAACCAGATACAAATCTTATTGTTTCTGATTTCGACACCTGTAGGCAAAGCTGTCATCTTACGCATCCCTTATTAACTGATTAATTCTCGGATAGTTATACCAGGTTGTGCCACGCAAGGTTTTTTCGCCAGAAGGAGATACCCGTTTAAAATGGACACCTTCCACCCAACAGCCCTGGCGATACTTCTCAATCTGTCGTTCGGTCAGACCTGTTTTTTCTGTGAGCCTTGCGCCAACAATCCATTCTTCGTTAAAAATTACCTGCGACATGGTTCACCTCAGGTAACCGGCATGAGTATAGATATGCCGGTCTTCAGTCGTTGATATTTCAGTTTCAGTTTGCCTGGCCGGGCAGGGAACGCAGCCGGCGCATGCCGATCATTGCGGTGGCCACGTAGCTTGCCTTGCAGTTGACCACTTCAACCCAGACCTTCACGCCTTCCACTCTCACCGTATAGGTCTCTTTCATCTTGCTGCGCCCATAGTCGCCGTATCTTTGCTGGTGGGCTGCGAGTACGATTTCACATGCCTGGCGAGCCAAAGGGGATTGCTTACTGCCTCGATTAATCAGTCGCATTTCTTCTCCTTGAGGGAGGGTTTCCCCTCCCGATCTCGTTAGTCCACATATTCCGGCTTCATATCCGCCAGGGTGATGCTGAACTGACCATGCAGTTCGTCGCCCAGATGGCGTTTCGACGATGCAAGAACGCGCTCTACTTCCGTGAACCGAGCAGCTGCATCGGGCTCATCTGCTGGTGGCAAGGAATTGATTGCTGCTTCGACTTTGTTCCGTGCATCAACCAGGTAATAACGCTTCACGGCCTTGTTTTTCAGCTCAGTGAACAGGGCAGAACCCAACGTTGCTTTGACGGTTTCAATATCTGCGCGAAGAGCTTTAGCGCTATCCACATCCTGAGCCGCCTCGATGCGATCACGGAAATCATCAGCAAGTGCATCGATGTTTTGAGTTGATTCCTGAGCCGTTTGAGTCGTAGTGACGTTGTCACCTGAAATGTCTGCAAGACTAACGTGCTGCGCCGGTGCCGGGTTTACCTCTCGTTCTTCACGGCGATCATCCAGTTCATCCGGGGTGTAAACGCCCAGAATCACATCCGGGCAGAACAGTCTCGCCCAGCGTTTGACGGCCAGGTACGCCAGCTGCTGGCGAGGGTCGTCAGCCCAAAGGGTAGAGTTTCTGGTACGGGCCTGAGCCAGCAGCAAATCGAGTTCTCTCGGCTGATCTTCACCTTTAAGCGTTGCGCGGATAATGATGCCGATCCCGGCTTCGTCAGCCAGGGTCCAGCCCGGGACGCGGTACTCGCCTTTGTCGCCTTTACGGATGTGGAATTTTCCAACGACCTTTTCCCATGGCCCGTACCATTCATATTCAAAGCGGCTGGCCAGCACGCCGCTGCGTGAAATGACGGCATTAACCAACTGCGCTTCATACCCGAGCACACCGTTAATCAGGTGCGTCTTCTGCGCCACGGCAAAGGGATTCATCTGCCACTGTGCCGCTTGCATCGCAACTGCCATGCAGTCGGCCTGGTTGTCCTGAAGGTGTTTAGGAACGGTGGCAGTTCCCTGCGCCATGATCTGCGCAAATGTACTGATGGCGTTCAGATACTGGGAATCAAACAAAGCCACGTTGGAGTTAATAACGGTGTTCTGGTCAGCAACGGTAACGTTAGTGTTATGCATAAATCCCCCTTAAGCCTGAGCGCGCAGCGCTTCTAGGCGGCGCAGGTCGAAGTCGTTCAGTTCATCGGTGTAATCGGTAGTGATCGGCGCTGGCCATTCTCCAGTGTCGAAGCCGGTTGCGATGGCGCGCATTGTTTTGCGGTACTCGAGCATGCCCAGTTCCAGCAGTTCGGTTGACGCCTCGATGATGGCGATCCAGTGGTAGTTCTCGTCTTTGTTGACGAAAATCCAGAAGAACTGGTCCAGCGCCGCGGTCTCGCAATACATAGCCGCACTGAGGTGGTAGTCCCGGTCAATGATTTCCCGGTGCAGCCTGGCGCGTAGGCTTTCTTGCTTCACGTTCCACATGCTGATGGTTTTCAGGTCCGCACCGATGCGCACGCCGTCCAGTTCAATTTCGAGGTCAGGGCGTACACGCACTTCTAATCCGGTTTCGTCGTCGAAACCAAAATAGCTCACTTCAACGGCGCGGCTTGGATGTGTCAGCAGCATGCCCGCGGTCGGATGCGCCAGTAGTGCGGACTGAATTGCCCGCGCTGTGGCCAGTTGCTGGCGGGTAACCAGAATTTTTTCGCCAGGGTTGTCGCGCCAGGCATCCAGCAGTTCGTCGGCGAATATGGCATCGGGCTTAACCGACTTAACTGCCTGGATCATGTCTGTTTTGGTACCGGACACTTTCAGCGGCGTCGGTTTCTGCGCTTCCTGTGCGACCAAATCAGGATTGATGATCGCTAATTGCTCGAGTAGCGCATCACGGCTGCCGCTGGTTTTAACCGGCACGGGCAGGGTGGCGTTGTACTCTTTAATGCATGCCTTCATTGCCGTTGCTGTCTGCTTCTGGCCTTCTTCAATACGCTGGTACTCAGCAGGGAGAGCCATATAGCTTTGAGCTGTTTCTTCCACGCTCGCGCCAAGCGGCACTGTAGCGGGAAGGGATGCGTTATGTTCTTCAAGCAACGCTTTAATCTCGTCAGCGCTCAGCAGTGCCGGCAGGCTGGCGTTGTACGCGTCGATGAACTCACGCAGAGTTGCGGTGGTCGTAAACGCACCGTCAGGGATCTCCGGTTCTACGCTGAACTCTACTTCGAGGTTTTCCGGCTGCAGTGCAAGGGCGTGCACCAGATTTCCCATATCCAGCACTTTGGATGCTGTGCGCGGGATGGTTTTAGCCACATGGCGCGCATTGAAATACATCAGGCTGACCCTGGCATCTTTCACCTGGGTTGAGCTAATACCGTTTGCTGCGTGATAAACATCATTCGGCAGACCTTCATAGCGGCCAGGCTCGAAGTAGGCCGGGTATTCGATTACTGGCTCTGACTGTTGCTCTTCCGGCGCTACGGAATCTGTCTGCGAATTAGCTGCATCAGTGCTTTTGCCCGGTGGTACCGAATCAACATCTTCGTCTTTCTCTGGCTGAGTCGTTTCCATCTGCACATCGTGGGTGGTCTCCGCTGCGTTTTCCGTTTTTTCGACTTCATTTGAGGTGGTATTGATGACCGGATCGTTATTTCCACCCATAAGGCCATCGGTGGAGAACATGCCACTGCCGAGATTTGCAACCTTCGGTTGTTCAACTTGGGCTTCGGTCTCAACTACAAGGGCTGGTAAGGGCAGTAACTCCACAGCAGAGTTAAAATCAGCCGTCATGGTTTTATTCACGAACTCAAGATGCGCCGCTGGCGTGTGGTGGATGTTTTCCGGCGCTATGCGGATCAGATTGAAGATTGCCGCACGGTTCACCGCCAGTATGCCGGGCTGATTACGCAGGATGGCGCTCCATGATTTCCATGGTTCTTCTTTCTTAGCCACGATTTCTTTGGCACGTCGTAACACGCTCGAAGGTATTTCGAAGTGGTGGAAGTCCATAGGCAGTAGGGCGCATGCGATCTCAAGATCGAGGGTGTCCAGAGTATGATGCGCGCCTTCGCCGCGATCCGTTACATAGCCACCGTCTGCATTGGTCCCAGAATCAGTGCGCTTAACATTACTGATGCGATTACCGGTAGCCCATTCGCGAACGAGAATGTCGCGATCGATATAATCAGTCGCCGCCCAGATTCTGGTGAAACGGAGAACCAAAGCGAGTTCGTGACGCTTTTCCTGGCTGAACACCTTGCGAATGGCGTCGGTATAGCGCCAAAGGTCTTTGGTATCGTAACCCTTAACCTCTTCGCAGTTTTCTGCCGCCAGCAGGAGGTTCTGGACATAGCTGTTGTCAGTGTCCATCTCAAGCGCGCTGATACCTTCGTATTCTTCGCGAGTTAAGTGGTGGCGCAGTTCTTCGGCGGTGAACTGGGCGAGCAGCTGCTTACGAAAGGGCATCCGTACAACCGGATAACGAGTATTATCATCATCGTTATCATCAATCTGGATGCCGCCATCATTAACGTATTCCTGAGCAGCCGAGCTATTTTCATTGGTGGTGCTTTCTGATTTGAGAAGAGTAAGCTTTCCGCTTCTCCACTCTTCAATTAACTGATTGCGATTGCTGGCATCAGCTCTAGCCCAGTCAGCCATGAATGCAGCGATAACTTCAGCTTCGTGCGTTTCATCTGGCGCAAATACCTGCTTTATCGCCTGAACCAGTTTCCACTCAGCGTTCAGGCTCAGTTCGGCAATTTCAGGGATGTCGTTCTTCGCCTGCAGCAGGTTCTGGAGATAGGTGTTGCCTTCATCCAGTGACATTTCGCTGGCAGCCAGCTGCTGCTCTTTACTGATGTGTGACTGGTATTTGTCGCTGGTCAGGTGGACGGTAAAACGTACCGCTGGAGTGCGGTTTTCAAGCGGGACACTCTCGATGGTAGTTTCGACATTAACGGTCGTTTCCGGTGCGGCAGTGTTATCCCCGGCACTAGTCGACTCAGCATCAGCCTTTGGCAGCCAGGTGCGTCCATCATCCTGGAGTGCGTAGCGTTTGCTCCAGGTGTAATCCACTGTGCTTTCTTCAGGCAGATCGTTGTAAACAGGGAAATCGGTGCGAACCGGTTTGGCATAATCTTTACCGCGTCCGGTTTCAATACCGGCATCTTCCAGCTCAACATCGAGCTGCAGGTTTGCACGGGCTTCAGATTTCGCAGTGAACCAAATCACTGCGTCTTCTTTGCCAGATTTCTGCGTAGCCTTAACTACATAGAAAAATTCCATGTGAGATCCTCTTTTTTGGATGTAAGATCCCCGGGCCAGAGATAGCGCCCATTGGGTGAACTTTGGTTTTTTAAGTAGTTTTCCGGTGTAACTTTGGTCGGGAGCACCGGACGTACGGGCCGCCTTGCGCGGCTTTTACGTTATGCCTCGTGGGCCATCTGGTCGTACGAAGCACAATGTTCAGAGCAGTATTCTTTTTCTTTGCGCGCCAGCTGTGCACCGTTGCGATAGAGAAGGGTACTTTTGACTACTTTCTCCGGTTCAACCGGCTTGCCGCAGTACCCGCATTTCTTTGAGTTACACATCTGGATTCCCCTTTTGCGCCAGCAGGTAGCACAAGCGGCGAAGAATCACTTCGAACAAGTTAAGTTTTACGGCCTGCTGCCGTCCTGGTTTGCGTGCGAAATCAATCATTCTCACCCCTGTTTGCCTTATCGCCGGCCAGCGGAACGTTTACACCTGATGCGCGTTAATCTCTCCACCTCATCCGACTATTCGTATGCCGTCGGCGGCTACTTCGTGGGCTCCATGCCTTGGTGGAACGTAGTGCGTCTTAGTTATTTAGATTAAATCACTGGTTTATACGCGTGTCAACTATGGGTTAATGATAATTGTAAATCTGAGGTTTATATTGCTGGTTTTTGTGACGTGTCTGCCGAATAGCAGGCAAAAAATCCCGACGGAAAGGTCGGGATGGGGCGTTCTGGGCGTTAGTTTGGCGGAATAGTTGAAGGGCGAGGGTAGAAAAAACCGGCGCAGTGGCCGGATGCATTTATTCGAATGGGAGGTCTATTTGTCTCTGTGGATTCAGCTGTTTTTTTACATGCTCAATTTCGAATGTGGTTTTTATAGTATCACCAATCATGTATTGGGTTACCTTTAGGTCAACAAGCAACATATCGCCTTTGGAAAAGTTTAAGGTGTTGTTATCAATATCACTGATAAACTTCTGGTCTTTAATCTCAGCCAAAAAGCTACTGGCTCCATCCGAAAATCTCCATCGGCTGCCTTCATTAAAAGAAATGTTCTTAATCTGAAGGGCTTTCTCTACCGTGGACTCCGAGATTATTGATTCAGCAGGAAGCTCAACTTTGAAATAATGCGCCTCTTGTTTATCGATCGTCATGAACGTCAGTCCATCATCGACAGTGGAAGCAAAACTGTCGATACCTTCCTGCTCTAGCGGCTTGCATATAACTTCTTGCAATGAAGAACGAAGTTTAATGTTTCTATATAGTTCGATTACTTTGCTATCGAAAATTTCACTTTCGTCATCAACAAAGACTTCAATGTTGCTATCAGGCAGATTGTGTAACTTTTTAATTTCTCTTGGTCCGATCCATTTAACTAATTGGATCAGACCCTTGCAAATTTTTTCTCTGGGACCAGGGCAAAAACCAATTAAAGCAATAAGATTAGCGGCGGCTGTTACTGAATCGCCCGAAAAGAAATCAACTGCCTGTTTGAACCAAGATGTCGATGAGGCAATCAGATCTATTCCAAATGAGCCAGCTCTGAATGATGCATTAACCTTTACTGAAACAACGGTCTTGTTACCATAAACTGTTTTTCCGGCTTCCTCTAATGCATCTGACAGGGATAGGAGTGCAGGGGCAAGGTCACGCACGTTCATTTCGTGCGTCTCCAATGCTGGTCCGTCGTATACTATCCTGAACTTCATATCATTAGTTTCCGAATTGCTGCCTGCATCCATTATGGCACTCACCTGATCGCGTATACAGTAAATTTATTTTTTACCCCGACACAATGCTTGATGCCGGATGGAAATCCCTACCGCTTCTCGATTGTAAGAGTCAATTGTACGTTCGCCGGTTATCAATCCTCCTGCGACCGGATCCGCCCCTTCATGTACTTCTCATACAGGTCATCCAGTTCTTTCAGGCGAATCGCGAATATGCGGAGCATGTTCTGCTGTTCTTCTTCCGGTAACTGGCGGTAAAGCTCAAGCAAGCGCTGTTCGTCCGGCTTAAGTCCGTCTTTTTCTCCAACGTCCTCACCAAGTAGCCATGCGACAGAAATGCCTACAGCGTCGGCTATGGCCAGTGCCGATTTCTTACTAATCACACCTTTTTTGAACCAGCCGTTTACGGCCTGAGGGGTGACTCCAGCTATTCGTGCCATGTCTGCTTTTGTAACGCCGCGATCAGTGATCTCAGTAAGGCGCTCTACCAGAACGAGGTTGGGTTCTTCTTTTCTCATAGGTTCATTGTAAATATTTGGTTTATACACACAATAAATCCATAGTTTGCATGATGTATAAATCTGTGGTTTACTTCTGCTATCTATAAGCAGGAGAAGCACATGTCCGCACTCGATAAAGCAATTAAAGCCGCTGGCTCAGCCAGAAAGCTCAGCATCGCGCTTGGTGTGACGAGTATGTCTGTAAGTCATTGGAAGAATCGTGACCAAGGGATCGTCCCGCCAAGTTATATCTTCCCGATTTTCAAAATGACAGGCGTAACTCCCCACGAGCTGCGCCCCGACCTCTATCCAAACCCAACTGATGGTTTACCTAAACAGGAGCCTTAACAATGCAAACTGTTTCATTTCAACAGAGTAGCAGAGCTTCCTCTAATCCAATGATATTCCCGTGTCATCAAAGCGAATCGGCATATCAGGATATTGAACATCGCAATATTTGTTCTGCAGTCCGGGCGTGGGCAGCGGCAGAAGGGCGCGTAGCTGTTGCGCTTCAGATTCAAGAAGCGGCGGAAGAACTTCAAATTGATGGCGTGGATTTCTCAGGCCAGGCCGATGTCTGGAATGTGAAGCTGTTCCGCTGGTTGGACAACAAAGAAGACTCAGCATCGTATCGAAAGAACGTCGAACAGCTGGTGCCCGCGATCATGTCTGTATTACCGATTAAATATCGCGACCGTGTAATAAAGAACGACTCGTTCGCTTATCGCTTGGCCAGGTTGGAAAAAGAGGTGAGTGAGGCGAAGCAAGCTCTGATGCTCGATGCACCAAAGAAGGAAAAGCTGAAGGAGTTAGGCGAGGGGATTTTCGAAATGTTCAGAGTCGATCCTGACCTTACAGCGCCGCTACTGGCGATGGTCACAACTATGCTGGGGGCAATGTGAAGACTTCAGAAAAGGCGAAAGCCGGTCTGCGCTAACAGAACCGACTTTCAGGTGCAAAAACGGAGTGTAATTGCGGAGCTAAGTATGTCAAACACAGCTGAAATTATCAATTTCCCCCACAGAACCGAACAACCGGGAGGTCGTATGGCCGACCTGTCGAACGGGTATACCAAGGTCGCTAACGAGATCCAACAGCTCAAGCCTCGTCTGAGAATGTCAGGCCGGGAGTGGCAGTGTTTTGAGGCGGTGATCTGGCTTACCTACGGCTGGAACAAGAAGCAGGACCGTGTTACGAACACGGTTATTGCTGAGCTTACAGGGCTGAGTGATTCCCACGTTTCTGATGCGCTCAAGTCACTCGCAGGACGCAAAATTATCTTCAGTCAGAAACAGGGCGTGATGAAAACGGTCGGTATAAATACTGACCTTTCAGCCTGGATTTTAGACAAACCGAAAACGGGAAAAGTCTTCCCGAAATCGGGAAAAGTGTTACCGAAAACGGGAAAAACCTTCCCGGAAACGGTAGACACCCAAGACTATAACAAGAACAATATTAAAAGATCCTCGTCTCGGAATTCTGACGAATCCCGAAACCAGAAAACTCAAAAGTTTCTCTCACGCCACCCAGAAGCTGCCGCCGGGATATACACCCCGGCGGGTAAATCATGGGGATCCGCTGACGACCTCAAGGCCGCTCGCTGGATTTACGACAGGCTTCTCACCGTCAACGCATCGCTATCCGAACCCAACTGGGCTGAATGGGCAAACACCATCAGGCTGATGCGCGTCCAGGACAAGCGTACTCACTACGAAATCTGTGACCTGTTCCAGTGGGCCAACCGGGACGAGTTCTGGAAAGACAACATCCTGAGCCCTTCGAGTCTGCGCAAGCAGTGGGATCAGCTCACTACCAAGCGGCTGCGTGCAACCGGAACGGCAAAACCTTCCTGGGGCAACATCGACCTGCATAACACTGACTGGATTGACGGGGTGCTGGAATGAAAAACCTTGCCGAGAGTATTCGCGATTTTGACCGGGAACAGGCTCGCCGGGTAGCGCACAACATGCCTGAGCAGTACACCGAACGCGAACAAACGCAGCAGGTGGCTCAGATTATCAACGGGCTGTTCGTACAGCTGGCGGCCGCGTTCCCGGCAAGCCTGGTTAATCGCAGCCAGGAAGACGTGAACGAGATCCGCCGTCAGTGGGTGCTGGCCTTCAAAGAAAACGGGATCAACACCTTGGACCAGGTCGAAGCCGGGATGCGCATGGTACGCCGTCAGGAACGCCCATTCCTGCCTTCGCCGGGCCAGTTTATCAAGTGGTGCAGGGAAGGGCGCTGTGTGCTGGGGATCACCACCGCTGACGTCATGGCTGAGTACTGGAAATGGCGTAAGCTGGCGTTCCGGTATCCGAGCAGTGAGCAGTATCCGTGGCCGAAGCCGGTTTTTTACCACATCTGTCTGGAACTGCGGCGTCGCGGAACTGATGGCCAGTTGAGCCACAAAGAACTAGAGCGCGAAGCCAGTGACATTCTGGATATGTGGGAAAAGCGGGTGCTGGCCGGGAAACCGATTCCGCCTGTACGTAGAGCGCTGGCGGCGCCAGTATCGCCAAAGGGGCCAACTCCAGTCGAGCTTTTGAAGGCTAAATATGACCGGATGAAGGCTGGTGGGAGGGGGTAAGTGTACCAGCAAAGATTCTGAAGACTCGTACCGCACAACGAATGAGTTAAAGGCTTTATCTCCATCGAGTGTTATAACCGAGTAACAAGTCGCCTCCTCTGGCGACAAAGAGGCATCAAAATGAGATTAAGAATCACGAGAGCAATCAGCCTCAGCAAATTCTCGCCACGTTGGGTTAAGACTATCTGTTTACGGCTAATTAAAAACGATATTGAGCGCTCCCCAGGAAAACCAGTGGCAGGGATGAAGTAATTTTGTATGTAAAGAGTTGTGACATAAATTTCCCTAAGCTAATGAAGGTTGTAATGCACATGGATAATTTGAAGAGATTTTCAGCGGAACGTTTCATTTAGACAATTGAGTTTTTTCTGCATTCAGGGGGGCAGATTGCGTGTGGGAGAAGATGCCCACTAAATGGTTTAGTGAGGCGAAAAAATTCTTTTTCTATAAGACTTAGTGGGTTATTAATGATATTCGAGGAATTGCCTTCTGGATTCATCCTCACCAACATACTCAAAAGATAGAAGACGAATTGGGATTAAGTTATAAAACCAATTGCAATCATTTCGTTGAATAACTTCGCCTGGCTTGAAACATATCCCTGATGCTTCCCGAACAATTGCATATTTACCATTGCTAAATCTCACTCTGTGGATACAGAAATGTTGTCCGATCTGTCCATGACAGCTTTTCGAAAGAATATCTCCTTCAATAAAAACAGATTTTTTATCTTTCATCATAATGCCCTCTACTACTATACAATAAAAGGAATGTTGGCATTTACTGATATCAGTTAAGTAGCAGGAACTGATCATCCGCCGATGCACCAGCATTCTGATGGCCTGAACAACAGTCCGCAGGCAGGACATTCCAGAATAGCATTTTTTCTTAGTTTACCTGCTTTCTGATTGGCTCTGTATGCGCATACCGGGCAAGCAACATGGACCGGTCTTTCTTTAAAATGTCTAAGTCCTTCTGTAAATGACATAAAATAACCTCTGAAAAATATAATATTTATTATACGCTTTAAAATATAAATTATCGGGTTAAGTTATGAATATTTATTGCTGAATAAAACATGAGCTTTTAGAAAACAACTGTTTGATTTATGTTACAATATCCTTCCATGAGAAATTTATGATGAAATCAGAAGACACTCTTGACTGGTACCCAGCGCAGTTGCCACCAGTAAAAATTATGTTAGGTGAAGCAGTGCTTTCTGTGGGTAAACAGGGAAGGCCGATTAATACACGTACCTTGCTCGAGTATCTTCAAGTCATGCAAGGTAAGCAAAAAAGACGTGATGATAAAGTTGCTATGCAGACTGCGATTGAAGTGCTTAGAGACAATCAGCGCATTAACGGTAGGCGTTAATGCGCTCTTAAGATCCCTTAGTTCTGAGTGATCTCTACTATGTGTCTTTGACCATCCTGCTTTAAAGGTATTCGGTCATCAGACAGTTCGATACCATCTAGTATGACCTGATACTCCCCGTTGCCACGTGTAATGGTAATCTCATAATAACTTTCGTCATGTTGATACGTCAGAGAAAAAGACTCCCACTCTGCTGGTAACAGGGCATGTATGGTCAATACATCACCGGAACGTTTTATGCCCATCAATTCTTCTGTAAGAAGACGATAGGCCCAACCCGCTGATCCGGTGTACCAACTCCAACCTGCACGTCCAGTATGTGGCGCGATGCTGTAAACATCTGCACTCATTACGTATGGTTCTGCTCTGTAAATCGCAACTTCTTCGTCAGTAGACGTGTGGTTTATTGGATTGATCAGTGACCAGAGTTGCCACGCACGCTCTGCATTTCCCATTCGGGCAAATGCCATCACGGCCCAGATAGCACCATGAGTATATTGCCCGCCATTTTCACGCACACCAGGCACATAACCCTGAATGTAACCGGGATTTGGTCCGTGTCCATCGAATGGAGGCGAAAGTAGCTTTATCAACCTAGATTCGGAGTTTACCAAATGCTTGTCCAGAGCTTGCATTGATTTACCGGCACGTCCACAGTCTGTCGCACCGGATAAAACGGACCAACTTTGAGCTATTGCATCAATCCGGCAATCTTGAGAACTTTTGGATCCTAAAGGCGTTCCATCGTCAAAATATCCACGCCGAAACCATTCCCCGTCCCAGGCTGTCGCATTCAGATTTTTTTGCAAGTGTTCCGCCTCCGTGCGACACAGCGATGCTACAAGCTTATCTTGCTGACGCTCAGCGAGTGTCGCGAAACGCTTTAAAATGTCGAACAGGAAGAACCCGAGCCAAACGCTTTCACCTTTTCCTTCGATGCCGACCCGGTTCATCCCATCGTTCCAGTCGCCAGCGCCTATTAGCGGCAGACCATGTTGTCCAAAACGAAGCCCATGCTTAATGGCTTTAACGCAGTGTTGCCATAGCGTCTCTTCGGTGTGGCTGATTAGTGGTGTATCGTAAACGGACTCTTCTCCAGGCTGGAGCTGACGTCCTTCCAGATAAGGAATCATCAGCTCTAGTATTCCGATATCCCCAGAAGTGTCGACGTAGTGACTGACGGCGAGCGGGAGCCAGAGAAAATCATCTGAACATCGCGTGCGTACGCCGCTACCGTGAGGTGGATGCCACCAGTGCTGCACATCGCCTTCAATAAACTGTCTTGACGCACATAGTAATATTTGGTCGCGTAGGCGTTCCGGTGCAGCGTGGGTCAGTGCTAATGTATCCTGGAGTTGATCGCGAAAACCAAATGCGCCACCCGATTGATAATAACCACTGCGCGCCATGAGACGACAGGCCATTGTCTGATATAGAAGCCAACCGTTAACTAGCTTATCAACTGAATGGTCTGGTGTATTGACCACTATCTTATCCAGCATGCGGTGCCAGTGACGATGGACATTGTCCAACTCCTGTCGAACGATATTTTCATCCAAATAATGATCGAGTATAGTCTGAGCCCGGGCGGAGTTTTCCTCGCTGCCGAGTACAAAAATGAAGGTCTTCTGATCACCGTCAATTAGGGTGGTAACAGACTGAACTGCACCGCATGGATCCAAACCAGCGCCCGTATTTCCCGATAAGCTGCGAAGCTTCATTGCGGCCGGTTTTTGCAAAGAGCCATTGCGGCCAATAAACTCTCGGCGATCACCTGTCAACGAACAATGAGGATCGTTGACAGCGAAAAATGCAATGCGTCCTTCGCCGTTAGCTCCGTAAAAGTTATTTGCTGTAACTCCACTACCACCCGGCACGACCACCGTATGTGTAACGATATGGGGAGCAGAACGCGAGCGTGATTCCCCAAGCGTCCACTCTACGTACCCTGTGACCGATAATTTGCGCGTGCGGCCCGAATTGTTACTAAGCGTCAGAAGTGCCAACTTAACAGGATCGTGTTCGCCAACCAGTATTGTCAACTCGCTATCTATACCACTATCGCGGTGCGCGAATACGCTGTAGCCAAAACCATGACGGGTTAAATAATCCCCGCGGCCACGTACAGGTAACGTCGTGGGTGACCATACCGTTCCGCTCTCTTCATCACGAATATAAAAAGCCTCACCGCTACGGTCGCTTACTGGATCGTTTTCCCAGGGAGTTAAACGATATTCATGAGCGTTCTCATACCAACTGTAAGCCTGTCCGGCTTCTGAAATGACGCTACCAAAACAGGAGTTTGCCAGCACATTTGACCAAGGGGCCGGCGTTGGAACATTTTCCTTCAGGATAATCTGATACTCCCGTCCATCCTCTGAAAACCCTCCATGCCCATTGAAGTTGAACAGATGTTCTATATGCGGCGTCCAGTCTTCCTGTCGATTGCTTCCCTCAGTGACAAAAGATACAAATGGCCTTTGCGGTTTAATTGGCGAGTGGAGCCGCTGATTAAGTTGCTCGTTTAGCCCGCCGGCGCGATCGTCAAGATACATACATGCAACGCTCATCAACAATTGCTTATCTTCAGAAGACAAATGCTCCCCGTTACGGACAAAAATGCCGCCCGGTTTATCCAGCAGGCTGGCTTCTGAACCGGCATAGATTAAATCCATAATCAGTGTTTGAAGGGCCTGCTGATAGCCACCTGCGCTGTTATTGAGGATAACAAGATCCACTTCAAGCCCTTTTAGTCGCCAGTAACGATGAGCCTGAATCAGTGTAGTGATAGAGGTCATACTCTCATCGCTGGTCACGCTATGCAGTACAATCGGTAAATCACCTGAAATACCCCAGCCCCACAGTCCGGACTGACCGCGGCGGTTACGGCTTATGACTTGATCGTCGGCGCGTAGTTCGTGACAGGGATAGAGCACAGCACTAGCGAGTCGGTTAAACAGCGTTGCGTCATCTTCGCTGGCATTTATCTGCCTTAGCACTACCAGACTGTGCGACCAGGCAAGCTCAAAAACACGCTCAGCGATTGGGTAATCACGGTATTTTTCTAATAATGCCTTGCTTTGCTGACGGCTCTCACTGATGCCATAAACGATATCAATCGTTATCGGAATACCTGGCATGAGTCTCACAACTTGTCGGATCGCTAGGACAGGATCCAGCACGGCACCGGAAGTATTGCTGAGCGGCCCGTTAGCATAGATAGCAGCGGCATCAGCCTGACTTCTGCCCCTTCCAATAAACTTAGCTCGGTCTGTTTCAAACGAGGCTTCATTATGATCATTGCTATGCACCACCATCATGTGAAACAGAAATGGGCTCGGATCATCTGGAGAACGCGGTCGTCGATGGCAAAGAATAGCGTCCCGACTGTGATCAATCTCAGTTTCGATGAACAAATTACTGAATGCCGGATGCGCTAGATCACTGGTTTCTGGAGCAATCACCACTTCAGCATACGTTGTTAGCTCGAGCGTTCGCGGTAGACGGCCATGGTGTACCAGGGTGACACGCCGCAGCTCTATATCATCCTCCGGGGAAACCACAACCTGTGTCCTAACGCTAAGGGCTCCGAAGGTACGCCTGAATTCTGCGCCTGCGTCGGTGAAGATTATCTCATCGCTGCTGTTCGCATTTCCGCCCATGGGCTGCCAAGTATTGCTCCATACCTCATTCGTATGCGGATCACGGATATAACAGAACGATCCCCAGTTATCACGAGTTGTATCGCTGCGCCAGCGGGTAACTGAAATCGAATTCCAGCGACTGTATCCTCCACCACCTGGCGTCAGCATCAAGTGGTAATGCCCATTTGAGAGCAGCTGTATTTCCGGAGTAGGGCTGTCTACATGACTGAAAACTCTCGGTTCATATCGCACCGGTTTAACCCTTCCTTCATGGGATTCAAAATGACGGCGAGGGCTGTAAAGATCGACTGCATCCGGGACGCGTTCCTGCAATAGAAGATTCGCCGACATAAAGGTGGGGCTTGCCATAAATCGCTCGTTCATTGGGGCATCAAGCAGGATATGCGCTAGCGCCTGGAATCCCATCCCTTGGTGGTGTGCCATCCAGGACTGTACAACCGCGTACAGTTGCCCGGTAGCAAGCCGTGATGGCGTGTAGTCCAGCGCTTCATAAAACCCGTATTCGCCATGTGCTCCGCTCTGCTCCAGTCTAAGTAAGTTTTCGCAGGCCTTCTGGGGGTAAACGAGCAGAGCCAGTAGTGTTGCATACGGCGCGACTACCATATCGTCCGCTAGTCCTCGGCGAAGACCGAGTCCAGGTACCCCAAATGCCTGATACTGATAATTACGCTGGACATCAAATGCATGATAGCCGGACTCAGAAACGCCCCATGGTACGCCACGTTCCTTGCCCCAGTTAATCTGACGTTTCACCGCGGATTTGCCCATTTCATCAAGCAAACTGCCGCGCCAGTTTGGCATCACAAGATTTGGCATCAGGTATTCAAACATCGAGCCGCTCCATGACATCAACGAGGTTTCATTGTCGATATTGGTGAACAACCTTCCCAACGCATACCAGCTTTTTATCGGAAGCTGATTTGTCGCGATAGCGAGATAACTTGTCAGCCTGATTTCAGAGGGCAGAAGGTCATAGTGGCTTTTATCGGCGGTATTTGTGTCGCAGTTATATCCGACACTGAGCAGGCTGGTAGCTTCGCTGTAGAGAAAGGCAAAATCCATTCGCGCATGGTCATTTAACCTCTTTTCAAGTTCGCTGATGATATCCAGCCGCAAACGGGCGTGAGTAATAACTGATGCAGGAGGCGTTCCTTCTCCGGTATCGGTACTCTGCGCCAACCAGCTTAGTGTTGGCAATGTCTCGCTTGGGTATGTAGGGGGTAACCACGCGAGTAGATGTGACCATTCGTGGCATAATTCAACCAACTGATACTCCAGATGCTCGGCCCAGCGCACCACAAGATCACCTTCCTGCTGACTCGCAGCGGTAAGATGTTTGCACTGAGTACGCATTTTTTTAAGTTCGCTGTAAAGAGCTCCCGAAGGAAGTTCCACTGAGCTGAAACACTGCTTTTGAAGCTCTTTAAGCGTATCCGGTGCCCCTAGCCCCCAGTGTTTTTCAAGAAGAACTAATGTATCGTTTAACCCTGCAAGTATTCTTTCGCCATTCAAAATCGGCTGGTTTCGCATGGCTAATAACCCTTCACGCAGAGTCAATAGATGTCCAGCCATATTACCGCTATCCACGCTTGATACGTAACGCGGACTGAGCGGCGCAAGTGTTTGAGTGTCATACCAGTTATATAAATGACCACGAAAATGTTCCATATTATCAAGAGAGTCGAGCGTGAGCGTTATGCGTTGTAAGACGCTGCCGCCTGGCAAATAGCCAAAATCCCAGGCAGTAAGGTTAGCCAGTAGTGATAACCCAATGTTGGTAGGGGATGTACGGTGCGCGATTGTCGGCTGCGGTATTTCCTGATAATTATCGGGGGGGAGCCAATTTTCTTTCGCTGTGGCGAAGGTCTCAAAAAAAGACCATATTTCTCGGCTTGTCTGTCTCAGCAGAAGTTTCTGTTTATGATCTGGCAAAAAAGGCTTACGCGCGGGTTGGCGGCTCAGCCAAGCCATAATAATGGGGGCTATGCACCACCCGACGCTAATGGGCAATGCGATGAACAGCATCAGCGGATCAAACACCAATGCTAGTGATGTGAGACTCAGACCGCAGGCAACATTCAGCCACATTTCCCGATAAAAACCTAAAACAGAGATACTGGATTGGTAGTTATCTGGGTTATAGCTTACCCATTGGTTGAGGTTACGCTGGCTTACACCAAGTCGCCAAAGCGTAACTCCAATAGCGTATAATGAGTAACCGGCATCGTGGGGTAGTATCATAATCGTGAGACCGATACGTGAAATGCGCTTCAAGGCTCCAGCTGAGACCAGTTGCAGATGTTGTTTAAGGGGACGGCGGTGCGGTTTATGAACGAGATCCCATGCTATGCTAAGCGCCGCAGGAAGAAACCATATTAGCGTAAGCACGCTAAACCAGTATAAAGGGTTGGGGAGCCAGAGCAGCGTGCTCAATACGAGCAGCATGATCGACGGCGCTACCAGGCTGCGTCGGAGATTATCCAATAATTTCCAACGAGAAAGGATGGACAATGGATTTTTTTCCCTGCTTCCGTCAGCTTTTCTGACCCGAACCCTTAACCAATTGAGCAGTTGCCAATCTCCGCGGATCCAGCGCGTACGACGTGCCACGTCTGAGATATAATTAGTTGGATATTGTTCGTAAAGTAAAACGTCGCTCAGCAGACCAGAGCGGGCGTAACATCCTTCGAGCAGGTCGTGACTGAGTACGAGATTTTCCGGACAGACGTTGGCAGTGGACTGGACAAAAATATCTACATCATAGATACCTTTTCCTACGAACGATCCCTCGCCAAAAAGATCCTGATATATATCTGAAGACATCATCGAATAGGGATTATTACCCGGGACGCTGCTGCGCATGGCGGCGTAGCGCCCCTGACCGTAAAGAGGCATTTCCTCTGCTAAGCCTGGCTGTAAAATACCGTACCCTTTAACGACTCGTTGGAACCTTGGATCATATTCTGGTTTATTCAGCGGATGCGCCATTGTGGCCACCAGTTTATGGGCGGTATCGCGAGGAAGGAGCGTATCACTGTCAAGAGTGATGACGTATTTAATCCGTCCGGGCAAAGCCTGCGAGTGAAAGCCTGCAACGCTCGAAAACTGGGTTCCCGGTTGGCGTAACCAGCTGTTAAGAAGAGCTAGTTTGCCCCGCTTGCGTTCATATCCCATCCAGATTCTCTGCGAATCGTTCCACACCGGCTGGCGGTGCAGTAGATAAAATCGTGATCGGCCGCTAGGGTTGCGCCGATTAAGTCTCTGCGTCTCAGCAATCGCTTGCCTTAAAAGGACAGTGTTTTCCTCGGTATCCTCAGTTGATGAATCCGGAAAATCGGTAAGAAGTGCAAAGCAGAGATTTTCATCCTGATTGCCAAGGCTGCAGACTTCCAGGCGAGAGAGAAGTTTGCTGAGGCTTTCATAGCTTGTCAGCATGCAAGGGATCGCAACCATTGTGGCATATTCAACTGGTATCCCACTTGAAAAGTCCATCCGCGGCAGAGGTCTGGGAATACGAAAGCGTGTCGTTGCTTCGCTAAGCATATCGCTGGCGAGTTGACTAATGGCAACAATAAGGGGGAGTGCTAGGGGAATGAGCAGCCAGAATATACCCTGTAGTGCAGTTTCATACAATATGATAGCCGTAGCGGCCGTGGTCAAGAGACTCAGGCTACCAAGCCATGACAGAAGGGGCGATTTATTCATACTCTGCCGCAGCCATTTCAATAGAGACCTTTCAACTGACAACAGTTGTTCGAGTTGTGGCCTACCACCTCCAAGCAGAAAATAACCGATATGTCGCTGCTCAGGATCTAGACTCGGTTCGCAAGACATTGCCAACACGCGGTTTGCAACTTCCGGTTCACTCAAGCTCGCATCCCTGGCAAGCGTTTCAATCACATGGCGATAATGATCTCGGGTGTCGAAGTGCATGCGAGGATATATACCAGCTGGGTCAAGGCGTAAAGTTTGCTCGACTACGCTGATGGTCTCTGCAAAATCAGACCAGTTCGTTTCACTCAGCAGACGTAAACCCGAAATACTGTTACTGACGGAAAGCTGGCTGGCGGCAAGCTGCTGATTGAAGCGATGAATCAGGACCTCAGTTGTAACACCTTGCTCTGCAAGACGTTGTTCAATCCAATTCAGAGGGAGTGCAAGAGCATTGCCATGTCCCTGCAGACGACGAACCATTTCAGCGACAAAGGCACTGCTCAATGGAGGATGATTACGCGCCATATCGGCAACAATCAAAATTAGGTCGGCGGGAGCATTCTCTGCACAATCAAAAATCCGCGTTATCCACATATCTGCAAGATTTCGCTCCTGCTGGGCTTGGGTCACTTCGTGGCTCACACGACGCAGGTTTTCTATCAGCGCTAGACGCAGCATTCCTGGCAAAGCCCATATCTCCCCCAACGTCAGAGGTGTCACCTCTTGATAGGCGGAAATATAACTGGTAAGGCTGCTGGTGTCCCAGCGTCCGTCGCCATGCGCTATGGCCTCTGAGGCCAAGTCATAAATTCTGGGACATTTATGTGGATAGGCTAGTACCGGAAGACCCTTACCAAAGCTTTTCGGTAAGTGCTGGCGTACCATGCGAATCTGCTCTTCAATCAGGTAATAGTTGTCCAGAAGCCACTCACCTGCGGGCATGATACTCGTTTTTTTTCCTGCATTGAGTAGATAGCAACATCGCGTAATTATCGTTTCATTGTCAGTTAGTCGTTTAAGAAGGTAGTACGGGAGTATTTCCGGAGACAATTTGTGCGTACGAGCCAGTTTTCTTCCAAAGCGTTCCAACTGAGGGGTAGAAAAAAGTTCCGAACGTAAATAGTTTTCTCCTCCCGAATCGTTGGCTGGGGCTGATATGTGTGCGCTGCCTTCGGGCAGAATACGAGAACGCTTAAACCACGCAATAGGTTTCATTTTCATTGGGTTGCTCTTTTGCTACGTTAACGCGCAGGAGCAGATGCGAAATCAGTTCAGAAACGTTCTCTCAGGATGGGCGTAAGGCATCGGGGATTTGACAACTGCTGATATTATATTAAGTGTAGAACATCGGCTGTGAAGCTAGCGCGGAGATATAAAAAGTGCTTTACACCCCGGACAAAGCATGGGGCTTTTTAGACGCAGTTTAGAGGAAGACTGAGCGGATTTTAATCCGCAAACAGGGCAGGTGACGGTGGTTGTTAATACACGTCCAAACAGTTTCATTGCGTAATCGATAACAGACATGATTATTAGCCTCTCAATTAATGTCTTTCACTCTATCACATCTGGCTAAAATTAAATCAATTTATAAATCACCCAATTATTTAACATAAGTGATGTTTTTTCTCTTTTCTAACACATCGCTTTCCTGCCTGTTTTAGAAGCGAACGAATTCCAGCGTTTTGAAATCCTTATGTTATTTTGCAACGTAAGAGGAGTTTTATCTAGGTTGCCGCCTGGATTGAACACTTGATTTTTTCTACAAGAAAAATCGGTTGATTCACATTCGATGTTCTGAAAGCGTTGCAAAATCCGTAAGATAAGTTTATAAATGCACTGTACATGCATACAGTAATTCATTGCGGAGGGAAAAATGATAATCGAGTTAACCATTGATCGCATGAAGAAACTTCCTCATGGAGCTATACCTGCGCTAGAGTCAGAACTGGCCAATAGACTCAGTAAGCGGTTCGATGTTAGCCAGCTTACGATTAAGTGTGCCAGCAATGATGCACTGACTGTTTTCGGAGACGATAAGGAAGAGAGCGAGCACATACTGCAGGAGACCTGGGAAAGCGCTGACAAGTGATTTTATTAATCGCGTGAATTTTACTGGAGCAGTTTCAAAGAGTATCGCTGTTTGCGTTCCCCTGGCTGTTCCCGATTACTGTTTACCGCGCAAATAAGTCGCTCTGGGGGAAATAGTGTGTAGTGCAAATGCCTTTAATGCAGATGATCAATGGTACGACGTGGTCAGAAGGGCCGATAAAGCAGTTATCTATAGCTTCCCAGTTGAGGGCAGATATCTGGTTTATCGAGTAAATGGAATAGTTTCATTACGACCGTTACTCGAAGAGGAAGAAATCTTCACTCTCAACGGGTTCATGCAATTTGCAAAACGGCTTGGGTACCGAATTACACCACCGTCTGATATTATTCTTTCATAGGCCTGAACACCCTATACCTGATGCGCCACGGAGAGAACCATGGCGCTAGAATTACAACTTATCAAACACCACTCAGGAATACTGATCCCGGCTACGCCCGAGACCAGCGATATCCTGCAATCCAAAACCCGGCTCGGCGATGTTCTTGTTGCCGAGTTCAGGCGGGTACGAAACCCGGCATTTCACCGGCGCTTTTTCGCGCTTCTCAATCTCGGTTTTGAATACTGGGAACCAACTAGCGGGGCTATCTCGAGTAACGAGCGGAAGCTGATTACCGGCTACGCCAAGTTCCTGGCTTCGTATGGTGGGAATGAAGGCGCGCTGATCGATGCTGCTGAGCAGTATCTTGAGCAGGTTGCTTACCGGCGCGTCACGAATGGCATTAGCCTATGTAAATCCTTCGATGCTTACCGCTCCTGGGTGATCGTCGAGGCAGGGCACTTTGATGCCATTCAGCTCCCTGACGGCACACTCAAAAAGCATCCTCGAAGCATCTCGTTTGCCAACATGGACGAACTCGAGTTTCAGCAGCTCTATAAAGCTGCGCTCGATGTCCTCTGGCGCTGGGTACTGTCCCGTTCATTCCGCAGTCGCGATGAGGCAGAAAACGTCGCCGCGCAGCTGCTTGGCTTCGCGGGGTGATGGTAATGAAATATACCTGGTTTCATCATACCGACTGCAGCACCGAACAGGCCGACGAACTGGTTAAGCGTTACAAAGCTCGTGGCGTCCGGGTTGAGCGTAGCCTTAACCCGGATTACGTGACATGGACTGTCAGTGCATTCTTGCCGACTTCAAATTCACCAGCGCGCCCGGGCAGCCGCTGGCGAAACCGGATGTGGGGGTGAACGTGAAGACATATCAAATCACTTTACCCTGGCCGCCGAGCAACAACCGGTATTACAGGCACAACCGCGGGCGCACGCACATTAGCGCGGAAGGCGTCGCGTATTGCTATGCGGTGGCCAGCGTCATTCGAAGGGCTCGTCTTAATATCCGGACGGCTGCACCACTCAAAATCCTAATTGAATGTCACTTGCCCGACCGCCGGCGCCGCGATCTGGATAACCTGCAGAAGGCTGCATTCGACGCTTTAACCAAGGCGGGGTTCTGGCTGGATGACTGCCAGGTTGTCGACTATCGCGTTGTGAAAATGCCTGTCGTTAAGGGCGGGAAATTAGAACTCACCATTACCGAGCTGGAGACCGCATGAATCTTGAAAATACCCTCAAATATCACTTCGCCAAATCGACAATGATTAGCGACTCTCCGCGTGCTACTGCGTCAGACTCATTAACCGGGACGGATATCATGGCCGCTATGGGTATGACACAAGAACGGGCAGCATTGGGATACAGCGCCTTTCTCGGGAAGATGGGTATCAGCAACAATGACCGGGAGAGGGCGATCGAATTGCTGGCCCAGTACGCGTTGACTAAGTGCGATCGGGTTGCTGCACTTCGCAAACTGGATGCCAGGGTTAAGCCATTAGTGATGCACCAACTGGCCACCTTCGCATTCGAGGACTATTCCCGCAGCGCCGCCAGCATGAAGCAATGCGATGGCTGCAATGGGGAAGGGTTTGTCGACGCTGAGGTTTTCAGCATGAAGTCTCACACTCCAGCAAAAGAGAAGAGGTTCGTGAAGATGTCTTTGCTCATGGGGGTCGAAGATGTTCGACCTTCGGAGTATGAGGTGCGTAGACAGGTCAGAGAGGTTGCACGCGTTCTCTGCCCTCATTGTAAGGGGAAGAGGGTCGTTAGTTGTGCCTGTAAAGATTGCCATGGACGCGGGAAAGCAGTTAATCAGGCTCTTACAGAACAGCAGGGCGTTCCGGTTCTGGCTAATTGCAAGCGCTGTGGTGGGCGTGGGTACGAGCGAATCCCTTCCACTGAGGCTTACGTCGCGGTGTGCCAGATAACAGATGCAATCAGCCTTGATAGCTGGAAGAAGTCTGTTAAGCCCTTCTACGATCAGCTCATCACCAAGTTTGATATTGAAGAAGCGTGGGCTGATGCACAGCTGAAACAGATAACAAAATAGGGTGTTATTTTATCGTGAGCTATTTACTTTTCCCGAATCTGTGATAATTTTACTCTAACGATGGGTTATTGCCTTCGTTTAAAGCCCTGCGGTTAACCCCGTGGGGCTTTTTGCTTAATAGCGATTTAAGAATTTCTAAAACCATCCATCCCTGCGGTGACTTATAATTTGCCCAGCCACGCAGGAGGAAATATGGAAGAAGGTTTCTACTGGATACAGCACAACGGCAGGATTCAGGTCGCCTATTACACCAATGGTACAACCGATGACCTTGAAACGGGCCAAACAATAACTGGTATCTGGCATTTGACTCAAGGTGATGACATCTGTGATAACGGAGAAGCTGAGGTTCTCTCAGGCCCACTTTCTCCACCAGTCATCAAATAAGAAATATTCTATTGAATTTATTGCACTTCTTACTAATCGAGCTATTCTTTTTGTTATCCGGTGGAATGGATATGGAAGTGCTTGTACTTAGTGCTTTTAACTAACAGCGTGCATGCTGATAGTCTCTGATTGCCAGCTCTGTGAGTAGGCTTTTTTTTGTTCAAAGATAATTCATTGACCACGGGAATGAATAGCGCGTAAATTATTTCTGTGGTGAATCCTTTCTATGCGAAAGGGCATTCCAGTCAACTGCTGTCTGCAGGTATGCGCGCGTCTTTACTGACTGGGTAGAGTCACCGGGAGGCACCCGGCACCATGACAAAAACAACACAAGTTTCAAATTCCTTGAGAGCCTGCCATAAAACGCAGGCCTTTTTTTATGACTTGGAAAACTACTGCTACGCTTTAAGTCGTGAGAAGTTACTGAATGCTCGGTGGTTCTCCTGAACCTTATGTGAATCAGCCGATACAGCTTCACTACTGAGGCATCGGTTTCACTCACACCTACCTTACAAATAGTCAACTGATTGGCCCGCTTCAAAAGAGCGGGCTTTTTTTATCTCTCCACTCAAATTTTCTGAATGGGGGAGGGAGAGCAAGAGGGGGCTGAATGTCTGATCATGTTTCTGGCACTGATGTAGTGGCAGGTAGATATTTGATAGCTTGCTCAGTGCACTAAAAAGTGCGGAGAACGACATCAATCTTCTCCGCATTAATAATGCCAGTGCTATCCGCTTGTATTTCTTATATCCCTTTGAGGATAAGTTTTTAACTTAACGCAAATGATAACATCTAAAAACTATGCGAATAGTTAATTGTTTTAAAGCTTTAAATAGTTCTTCTTAAGGATTATTTAATTTATTGCATTCCTCTGAAGAAGGAAGCTCCAGCAGGTTACAACCCTCACAAGGCTGCCATTTGGCGGCCTTTTTTTATTTCTAGCAACAGCACCCGCATTTAGCGAGGTGAGAGACCATGAAAATGAATGATTCAGGGAACATTTTCACGCAGTTCTTCGCGTGGGTAGCTGCTCTGGCGTCAGCAATTGGGTTTACCACTCAGGATCTGGTGTTCATGTTCTTTGGCGCTGCTGGTCTGCTTATCTCGCTTGCCTCCTACATTAACGGGCGGGTGGATGCAAACCGCAGGCGTAGAGAGGATGAGAAGCGAACAAAAATGGTCAATGACTATCTGAAAGGCGTTGGTGATAAACCCCTTCACGAGCGTCCTGCGGCTGCAAGCGTGGTCGTTGAGGCATTACAAAAGGAAGGTGAGTGATGGGATCCAGAGCAAAGTTGAGTGCAGCAGTTCTGGGGCTGGTACTTGCTGGAGCGCCTGCATCAGTCATTCTCGATCAATTTCTGAATGAGAAAGAGGGTAACAGCCTTACGGCGTACAAAGATGGCAGTGGTATCTGGACTATTTGCCGCGGCGCAACGATGGTTGATGGTAAACCAGTTGTGCAGGGCATGAAATTAACACAGGCCAAATGCAATCAGGTGAATGCTATCGAACGCAATAAGGCTCTGGCATGGGTTGACCGTAATATTTCGTTACCGCTTACCGAACCGCAGAAAGCTGGGATCGCATCTTTCTGTCCGTACAACATCGGGCCGGGTAAGTGCTTCCCGTCCACGTTCTATAAGCGCATCAATGCCGGTGACCGCCTCGGGGCATGCGAGGCAATTCGCTGGTGGATTAGAGACGGTGGCCGCGACTGCCGCCTGACTAAAGGCCAGAAGAACGGCTGCTACGGTCAGGTAGAACGGCGAGATCAGGAAAGTGCGTTGGCGTGCTGGGGGATAGACCAGTGAAATTTAATATTTTCACAATCGTGATAGTTGTTATTGCTGGTCTGTCAGTCGCACTCGTTAAAAGTTGCTCAGACGCCAGCGGCCTACAGAGTGATATCGAGGTTCTGCGCAGTGACAATGCTCTGCAGGAGCAGATAATCGCCACCCAAGCATTCAACTTCAATCGGTTTAATAAGGTTGCAGATCATACCTACAGGCTTAACTCCCTTATCAACACCAGCACCGAAGAAACCGTCATTAAATACCGGGAGATTCTCCGCCGTGAAAAAACCTGTGATCTGCCTGTTCCTGCTGATATCGCTGGCGGGTTGCTCAAATACGCGCACCGTTTACGTTCCAGCGCAATGCACGCCGATACCCACGGACCTGACGCAGCCGATGATGGTACCGCTGCCTCCAGCTCAATAACATACTGCCAGGCAGTGCTCTGGATTAAGCCGCTGCTGGCCGTGATTGAGAAGGGGAACAATAATCTGGCTGGTATAAGACAGATAGAGCTGGAAAGGAAAAACTAGGGATGGCTCGTCCTTGAGCACACGGGTATTTCTGAACGACGGCTTTACCTGACATAGCAAAGCACCTTTAAATTCTAGAAAAGACTCAATATTTAACAAGCGAACCGCATCAACCCCAAAAAAAAGCCCCCACAAGGAGGGCTAGAGTAGTCTCAGTTTCACATGCTCTTTTTATGGATGTTTCCCTGGAGTTGGCATTCTCCTCATCAGAGTCATGAATAGCCTGGCCGCAACCAAGAGATCAACAAGCGCAAGCGGTTGTAATAGGAATAGCCTCAGGCTGTTGGTGAAAATTATTTTCTCGAATAGTAGATGACTATTGGTATATCCCCATAAAAAATAACCAAATATTTGACGCGGTTAATTGAGTTTTCGAAGTGATGATTTACTGCGTTGAGCTATACTCTTGGTTGAGTAAAAGACTGGAAGCGTGTTATGAATATTCATCTACGTAGTACCAAAACAGGTAAAGTCATGACTCAGGAGGAATGGCTACACTCGTTAAATGAATGGGAAGATGAAGGAGGCGCTCCTGGTCATGCTGATGAATTCATAGAAGTTTATAAGAATGATGAAGAAAATGAGGAAGCAGTTCCACTTTCTGGTGGTAAAGCTCGGCATATGAAGTCTTAAGAAAAAACATAACTATGGTGGTTCTTTCTTAGGACCAATTGAATGCTGTTTAGTTTAGGAGATGCAAATTTTAGGGTGCGGCCAATAGTTTACCTCCCTGAGTGGATGCTCTATTTGTAATTTATTTGTAAGTATATCATTTAATATGCCCGGTATTTAATGACATGGGGTCGGGGTATTTTTAGTAACATTAAATGTGTGATTTATTTTCTATATTGTTACTATAATAAATATACAGCAATTTGCTGTCATTATCACTGGAGTTACCCATGAAAGCTAAACATATGAACATCTCTAATGAGCGGTCCCAGGACAGGAATAATGGGAAAGAAAAAGGGAAAGATCGAAACAATGATGAACAGGATAAAAAATCGGCCAAAAGAGATCAGAAATAAAAAACACATGAATTATTAAGGAGTATATATGTCCGGACGTCCTGATTTTGATGATCCTGCCCCTGATTTAGAACCTTCCCCTCAAGAGGAACCGCTTGACCTTCCTGGAGAGGGACAACCATCAAGTCCACTTGAGCCCGATGATAAAAGAGATTTACAGAATTAGCATACAATAATTAAACCGCCTAAGGGCGGTTTAATATAATGATTATTTATAGGTCATCTCAGCGCCTGGTTGAATGATTAAATACGTATTTAAGAAGGGTTTTGACGTTTGGGATGAATGCTTATTATTATCTACGCCCCAATAAAAAACCTAATGCAAAAGCTACACTGGTTAATATAGCAATGCATGTTCGAGGGTTTGATTTTATTTTTGATTTTATATCGTCAGAGTGGCTGCGTATGGCATCGTTGGTTTGTGCTGCGTATTTTTTTGCGGTTTCTATTACAGGGTGTTCTGATGGATTAATTGCTCCCCCAAAACTGCCTTCCATATCACCAAGTTTCTCTTGGTTTTTATCAGCGGATTTAGTGAACATATATACTCCTGGGATTGTGTGGTGTATTAATCATAGCAGAAAATAAATATTTTGCTGTAAAGGTGTGCAAGTAACACCTTTATAGACTTTACCATGCCTTAAATAGTGTTTTTTTAGTTCCTTTTGTTATATGATATTTTAGTGGGTATATACATATGGGGGGTGGTGCATATTTGCCATAATGTCATGAATCATCTATACATAAGTATCTGATTCGCTCATTAACGATTTGTGTTTGATTGAGTGTTAATGAGTTATTTATAGGAGGTAAAATGAATTCTGATAACATCAAGAATGAAATCGAAAAAGAGATTTCGTCTTTCATCTCAAAAAAAATGGTTGAGTTGAGAAAAAAAACAGGGAAGGAAGTCTCTGATGTTGAGTTTATTCCTATAGAAACTATGTCTGGCCTCCAGGGTTATAGTATCAAAATCAAGCTTATTTAAGGTTTGCAGTAAGTACTCGGTATCACAACATTCCTAAGTCACTGGCATCCGCTGGTGGCTTTTTTATTGGAGTAAACAATGGCAAAACCGGACTGGGGCGAGCTTCAGAAGCGGTTCCTGTCCGAGCATGCCAATTCAGGCGTATCACCAAAAGACTGGTGTGAAGCGCAGGGACTGAACTACGCCACCGCCCGCCGATATATCAAAAAACCTCCTGCGCAAAGTGCGCAAAAACTTGCGCAGAAAAAAGTGCGCATTGTGCAGAAAGATAAATGTACAGAAGAGCTGGTGGATGATGATGGACTTACTGCTCAGCAGCGCTTATTTGTCGCGGAGTACCTGAAGGACAACAACGCCACTCGGGCTGCTATCCGGGCGGGTTATAGCAAGAAGTCAGCTGAACAAATCGGTTATCAGCTCCTTCAGAAAACTTCAGTTGCTCAGGCAATTGCGCAGCAGCAAAAAGCGTCCATTGTGCGCACGCTTGGCAGTGCCGATGAGGTATTGGCCCAGATGTGGCAGCTCGCCACCTTCGATGCAAACCAGCTTTCGCAGTATCGCCGCGGCGCGTGTCGTTACTGCTGGGGTTTCGGTCACCACTACCAGTGGCGGGATGCAGTTGAGTTTGAAGAGAAAAGACTCGAGGCTGTTGAGCGTGACAGACGTGAACCAGATGATTCCGGTGGTTACGGTTACGACCACAACCGAGAACCAAGCCCTGAATGCCCACGCTGCAATGGTGACGGCATTGGCCAGCCTTATTTCCCTGACACCCGCAAGCTCCCTCCAGTCTCGCGGCTCGCATACTCTGGAGTGAAGGTCGGCAAGAACGGCGTCGAAATCACAGCCATCAGCCGTGAGCGCATGTTTGAAGCTGTTATGAAGCGCCTTGGCCTGGCTGATAGTGAATTCGCGCAGCGCCTGCAGCAGGTTGAAATAGAACGCAGGCAGCTGGAGGTTGAGAAACTTCGTAAAGAGCTGGCCGGTGATGGTGAGGACGATGAACCAACCCCAGTGCAGATCAATATCAACGTAGTGGATGCGAGGGCGGACGATGGGGATCAGCCCGACACTTAATATTCCTCAGGCGCGCTTCCTCGCGATGCAGCACAAATTCAAAGCCTACGTAGCCGGGTTCGGTTACGAAACTCGAAACTATCACCGATAAACACGTATTTCCCGGCGTAAAATGTAAAGTCTCCCTTGCCAATAGCACCAGTAGAATTACCACCACACAAAATGCGAGCGTCATAGTCATTCGTGCCCAAAAAATGGAAATCAATAAAGCTTGCTGAAGAGGCTTTTTTCGCTCCAATTTCGAGGCTTCCGAAGTTGGCTGTGACGCTATCTCCCAAACCGACGTTTTATAGATTGCCCTTTGGTGGCCTGGTCGATAACTTCATCTGATTTTTTTGTGAAAATTATTGGGTGAAAAGAATGCAAATTGGTTACGTAAGGGTGTCAACAAATGACCAAAACACGGATCTTCAGCGACAGGCACTCGAACGCTCAGGATGTGAACAGATTTTCGAAGAAAAAATGAGCGGAACAGTGGCGAACCGGCCAGAACTGAAAAAGCTTCTGCGAACGCTGGGTGAGGGCGACACGCTGGTTGTTTGGAAGCTGGATCGCCTTGGGCGCAGCATGCGTAATCTGGTTCTGCTGGTGGACGAGCTTCGGCAGCGCGGTATCCACTTTAAGAGCCTCACGGACAGTATCGATACATCCAGCCCGATGGGGCGCTTCATCTTTCATATCATGTCAGCCCTGGCGGAAATGGAGAGGGAGTTGATTGTTGAGCGCACCCGGGCAGGTCTGGCTGCAGCACGTGAGAAAGGGCGAATCGGCGGCAGGCGTCCGAAGCTTGCGCAAGAACAATGGGACCAGGCGGGCCGACTGATTGCGAACGGCATGGACAGGAAGCAGGTAGCGATAATTTATGACGTTGCCGTATGCACGCTTTATAAAAAATTTCCCGCTTCAAAGTCGGCTTAAATCTGCTCACATAGAATTGCGGCCTTAAAATTTACAAAACTCATAATCCGAAGCGACATAGAAACTTAGAAACGAAACGGCGAAGCTTTAATCAGCCATGACAGACCCTGTGTCTTGCGTGCATACTCAAATAAAACTACTGTATATAAAAACAGTGTTTGAGGTGTGCATTATGGAGTTCATCAAGCCTACAGAACTGCGAGAAATTATTGCTCTCCCGCTTTTCAGTGACTTAGTACAGTGTGGTTTCCCAAGCCCAGCGGCTGATTACGTTGAACAGCGTATCGATCTCAATGAGTTACTGGTTTCCCACCCTAGCTCGACATATTTCGTTAAGGCGGCCGGCGACTCAATGATCGAAGCCGGGATTAGCGACGGCGATCTGCTGGTGGTGGACAGCTCCAGGACTGCTGAGCATGGTGACATTGTCATCGCCGCTGTGGAAGGGGAGTTCACTGTTAAACGTCTGCAACTGCGCCCGACCGTACAACTCAATCCTATGAACAGCGCCTACAGTCCAATT